CTATTTCTACTGCACCAAAGTTATACTTCATGCAATCTCGAAAGAACTTAACGAATTGACGCTGATAGCCACCTAGCATAGCATGAGTATCTGTTATAGCTTGCAGTGTCTGAGCTTCTTTACGCTGCTTAGGGTTACTAACCACAGGAAACATTGGATAACCTGAGCAAAAGATATCACTCAAGTAACCTACAAAGCTATCTACTTGGCTAATGACAATAGGAGCTGTGATATCCTTAAGAGAACCACAAGGTACTCCTGCTGCATCAGTATTAACATCAACTCCAGGCTCTGCTTTCTGTGAATCTTCTTCTTGCTTATAGCGCGCATACGCTGCATCTATAAAGCACATCTTATTATAGACGTCATTGCGCCGCTTGTTCTCTTCTAAGGCGTATTTAACATAGCCTACAAGAGAATTCTGCGCTTTTTCACTTAAGCGGAACGGGTTAGTAGCCATTATGTGTTTCCTTGTGTGTTTAGTGCAGTGTGTCTTGCTAGGTTAGTACTAGAAACTGGTATTATCTGTGCGTACGTGTGCTGCGGGGGCTGCGTTAATCTGTTTTATAGTTTTAAGTATCTCATCCCAATAGTCTGCACGTACATCAAGCTCATAAGCACCATCATCAAGCCAGTCATCATGGTTATCTTTCTTACCAAGCTTATAACTGAGGGCTTGCCATAGTATCTTAGTACGTACAGCACCAAAGATGTGACATGTTCCTGCTAAGATCTCCTTGAACCACATGATAATACGAAATTCCTTGCGTCTACCGGCGGGCGTAAGCTCTACAACCTGTATATGTCGTAATTCTGCTCGCTTCTCAATAGCTTTTTCCATCCAGAACTTGAGTGTCTGTTGATATGCTGTTGTTTCCACGCCAATTACGCTTAGCTCATAGGTTAGACAGAACTCAATAGCAGCATCTATCACTTTCTCTGGATCTAGCACTCCACCTATGCCATCAGCAAAGACAAAGTTGCTATCATCCATAAGAAGATGCACACCTATGATGTTCTCATCGCTCATTACACGGTAGCCCGCGGGATCTATTATAATACAGCCACCAATAGCTCTTTCCTGGATATCAACTTCATCATAGGGACACTCAGGCAATATGCCGTCTGGTAACAGACTCGTCTTACTCTCTATTGGGTCATTCATCATCTCAGCGAACCAAATATGAGCCAAGCCCATACTAGCATCATGCTTAAAGGATTCAAAAAGAGCAGAGACAGGATGAAGAGCTTCCCAAAGGCTACTACCATCAGCAAGAATACAACCAGTAATAAGACTAATCCAGGCTTTATTATCTTTAAGCTTAGCAAGTATGCAATTACCAGGATACATATTACCGATATATACGACCAGTACAAAGTCAGGGTTCCCCAGTTTAAGTATTGTACCTACAAAATGCTCAAGCAAGGCTTCAGACTCAGTGTCACTCTTGCTATTCACTAGAGTTTGCATATCATCACAGAGTATTAAGTCTGGACGATCATTCTTAAGGTTAAGACCACGTACACTAGAGTTGCTACCAACAGCCATAAGGATCCTAGGCTTCTGGCGATACATGCAAGTCTTCTTTTCCTTATTATCTATAGCCTTATTAGCTTGCCATTTGCCGTAAACCTTCTCCATATTCTCACTTCCTAACATTTCATCTATGTCAGAGAGTAAGTTATAGGCAAGAGGCTCATCTGCGCAGACAACAAGTACAAATGTTACCATGTCATACGCAATAAACCAGCAAATTAGTATCTTAATAAACGTAGTCTTAGCAAATCCGCGCGGGAGACCGAGAGCGAAGCGCAATATCTTAGCTCTATCCTTGTTATTACGTGCTGTGACAAGCATCTGCCATATAGAAAGATACAATAACGGGAAGGAATAGCGCATCTTCTCCGGTAAACAGAGATTAGAGAAGAAATCAAAGTCATTATAGCCCCGCTCAAAGGCTTCTCTTTGATCTAGCTGTACTGTTAGCAAGCCACCATCAGGCATTATTTGTTCAGACTCTTAAAGAGAGTGAGTATTGCTGGTATATAGTGATCAAGCTTAGGCAGCAAGATCCTCTTTTGTGATGGCTTTAAGCTCGGCTGCGGTTGGAAGCGCGTCTTGGGTTGTATTAACTGTTCCATTTTCTATTACCTCGGCATCTTGCATCTTTGTAAACATATCACGGACTGCTTTCGCTGGCATTGGTACCATTGTAGCATCACCAATAGCTACTATTCTGTTTGTAGCATCTGTTACTACGCGCGGCTGGTTGCTACTATTGAAGATAAGAGTAAGCCCCATGGTCGGATTACGCAATGCATCGACTGGTACATGCTTACTTGTGTTCTTAATTCGCGTAATAGACTCTAAAATCCGCGTCAAGTCACTAATCTCAGCAAGTTCTATCTGGTTCTTGATCTGTTTTATGGTATGTTCTTCTAAGTCCGAGTACCTATTCCCTATCCTTTCATCTGTATGCTCTACCATTTCATTACGAAGCAACTCCTTGAAGTCCTCAGTCTTGTACAGAGCACTAATATATGCTTCACTTACTTCACAGAAGCTAGCTACTTGTGCTACTTTATAGCCCTTAGCAAGATACTCGGCTATCTGTACGTTCTTACTCATGGCTATTCTCCTATGCAGCGCGCTCTAAGCGCCCGTAGATTAAGACTATAGGGCACAGTATAAGGCATTTGCGCGCTCTTGTCAACATGCGTTTATGCGTTTCTAGTCCTTGTTACGCTATTGTCTTGTCGTAGAGCTAGTCTATTGTGTTAGATTGAGATACTGCTAGACAATAAGAGGACATAAGCTGTAAAACTTAAGAAATTTTTCTAAGTACCTATTGAGTAGGCCAGGCGCAGGCAGGGTAAAAAAAAGCCTAGACGGGGGTCTAGGCTGTGTGTACTATGTTGTGCTGCTGGTCTAGTGTGCTTCTTGTCTCTGCTCTTGCTCAAGCTGACTGAGCACGCCCTGTAGTATTGCGATGATATTACAGAGAGGTAATCCCTGCTGCCGTGCTATACAGATAATGCCGATCAGACGCTGGACTAGGTATTGCTTTTGCATGGTTGCTCCTTTGGTTGTGGTATAGTCAGTGATAAGAGTATAACGCAACAGAGCATCTAGTGTCAACAAGTCAATTGTAACAAATTGTAACAAGGGACTAAGCTTCTAATCCCTTGTGGCCTTTCGTTACCGCTGGTTAGCTGAGATCATCCAAGCTTACGTTGCGGTCATTAACTGCCGTGACAGCCTTTTCAATAGTGCGAGCAAAGCGTACCTTATCTGTCTCTGCCAGTGCGCTAACCCAGGTCTGCATATGCTGTGCTAGCGCATTAGCAAAGTCATCCTTTGCGGTAGCAATGCTATTTGCATCAATGAACAGATTACTAAGCAAGTTAACAACAGTATCCTTTTTGTTCTTGCTCTTAAGGTAAGCAGCAAAGCTGGCCTTAGCTGCATATCTGGCCTTAAGTGCTTCTCCGCTACGCTCACCTACTGCGACCATCTGGATAAAGTTTTCCGGTAGGATAGCGTTATCCTTAAGCTTACCATCTATAAACTTGTTGCGGTTCTGTGCTTTAAGTTGTTGCACTACTGCGGTCTGTAACCAATCCATTACATCATCTTCATAGACTGGTACTCCCTCATCGAATTCCAGTTCGCCCTTATCATTCTTGCTCTGTGTTGCTATGATACCAAAATCAGCAAGAACGGGAAACGGCATATCTACCTTAGCAATCTCTTTATACTTATTCTTGCCGCTATCGTCCTTTACTGTCTCGTTAATAACAAACTGCAATTTAGATGCAAAGCTTCCTGCGTTCAATTTACCTGCTTCCATGATGTAATGCTCCTATAGGTATCATGTTGTGGCGCATTGTCTGTGATTCTTGCTATCGGTGCGCCGTTTCCGACTGTGCAAGCTTTTATTATACGCGCATCTCTTATTGGTGTCAAGTAGTATTGCGAGAAAACCCGATACAAATGCTAAAAAAGCTTAAAACGCTACAAATGCTCAAATGTTCGCCGGTAGCCGTACTGGACTGTCCCGATTATGCTGCTATTGTCCCCTATGCTACTAAACCTGTACAGCTTGTGTTACCAGTGCATAGCCTAGTACTAAGTACAGCTTGTGTTGTTAGCTGTATGTACTTAGTATAG